TTTCTAACACCAACTTAAGCGACTCGCTGCTCTCGCTGAGCAAACCCTCCGTCTCCGTCGTTCAGCAGAAGAGCAACTAGACGAACTCATCTGTGCCCTAGTTGGCCAGAATGCCAACACGGGATGCGGGGAGTTCAAGACACCCGGCGGTCGTCGCTGTGGCATCCTGATCACCATCGGTGACGATGTCACGGACATGCTGGTTAAGTTCGCACAACAAGTAATCAAAACCGAGGACAATAAGTAACACATGGCAAAAGAAAAGAAGCAAATCATCGCGTCACCCTCAGGCATCGCAAAGTTCCCCGCACTCAACGAACCGGACATGAAGTTCGCGAAGGATGGTGTGGGTAAGTACAAGGTCAACCTGCTGCTGGACAAGAACGACCCCACCACCGTCGCGTTCCTGGAGAAGCTCATCGCTGCATCCAAGGACGCCAAATCCGCGAACGACAAAGAGAACCCGAAGCAGAAGGGATTCTCTCTGCACCTGCCGTTCGCGGATGAACTCGACAAGGATGGCAACGAGACCGGCAACGTGGAGATCAAGTTCTCCGCGAACTCCAGCTTCAAGAACAAGAAGACCGACAAGGTCACGGACATCCGCATCGACTTATTCGACGCCAAGCGTAACCGTGTCACCGCCAAGATTGGCGGCGGATCGAAGCTGAAGGTTGCCTTCGAGATCGTTCCGTTCGCGAACCCGAGCAGCAAGTCTGCTGGTGTCTCGCTGCGTCTGCAAGCGGTGCAGGTGCTCGAACTGAAGCAGTGGAGCGGCCGCGATGCGGACAGCTACGGCTTCGGAGAAGAGGACGGATTCGATGGTGCCGCAGACAGTGCGTTCTCTGCTGATGAGCCAACTTCCGAGACAGCAGATCCGGTCAGTGGCGGCGGTGATTTCTAAATTGCTCCCAGATTTGATGTTTCTAGCAGGGTCCTTGCTTCTCACGGCGGGGACCCTGCTTACGTTTTGGAGAAAGTACCTATGCCAGTGAAAAACTCACAGACCCGTAATGATAGTAAAATCGCTGGTCGTGTATCAGAAGTAGTGAACACTTGTCACGGTGGTAAGTTCGATTTCACTGCTTTGGATATCCAAGCAGCTATAGTCGATAAGTACAACACCGACTACTCCATGGGAAGGATATACAAAGGCATCAGTGCCGCAATGAAGGACGGCTTGATAATCAAGTCGAAACAGGAAGACGGACTCGCTATTTATTGGTAATGAACGCCTGTCAAAAAGGTAAGCGAGGAGAACGGGAGTGGCGTGACGTTCTACGCAATCTCTTTGGCCTCACGGAGGCTCGTCGGGGTCGCCAGTTCTCTGGCAGCGACGAGTCTCCCGATGTGGTCGGAGGTTGGCCTGGAACTCATGCCGAAGTCAAGCGTGTGGAGAATCTCAATCTCCACAAAGCGATGGAACAAGCCATCCGAGACGCTGGCTCCAACATCCCGTACGTCGCTCACCGTCGCAACAACCAACCCTGGCTGATCACACTGCGGGTGGATGATCTAATTCGATTTACACGAATAGTGATGGAGGTACATGCCCGTATTAGCCTCGGCCTCACACCTACCTTCATTCCTAAAGGCGAGCCAACATTGGAGAACCTGAAGTAAATTGAACAAGAAGTTCATCACGGTCCACTGCACTAACACTGGGCCGCTCGAATCGATGGATCGTCGAGAGATTGACCGCCGAGATCGCCGCAGCGGTTTCACCCAGATTGGCTATCACTACGTCATTGAGAGAGACGGTAAGTGGTTACCCGGTCGCCCTGAGTTATCTGCATCGGTTCACGACGATCTCAACAAAGCTAAGGATGCTCTCAGCGTCTGCATCGTCGGCTCACCCGGTAATTTCACAATCGAACAGCAGGAAGCGTTCAAAGAGTTTTGCCTGCACAAAGGCATGCCCATGTTCTCCGAAATCAAGGGCGTGCCGACAGACAACCTTGTCAGGTGGGCTCAAGGAAACCTCTCCAACGAATGGTTGATGATCACAACTCCGACTTCGTAAGGCATCAACCCTGCCCTGACTGCGGGAGTTCTGACGCCTGCTCATTGTTCACGGACGGTCACACATACTGCCACGCCTGCGAGGCGTACCATCGCGGCGAAGGCTCACAACCAACCCACAGGAGGACGGTGTCGCATACGAATCTGATTCAGGATCTCACGTACGAGGACCTGAATGCCCGCAAGATCAACGAGAAGACGTGTCGTCACTGGGACTATGGCATCAGCACCTTCAAAGGTAAGCCCTGCCAAGTCGCCTGCTACCGCACTCCTGACGGCTCCAAGATCGTCGCTCAGAAAGTTCGGTTCCCCGGCAAGGACTTCCTGATCCTTGGCGACATCAGCGAAGCTGGTCTGTACGGCCAGCACCTCTCCCGCGACGGCGGGAAGATGGTTGTAATCACGGAAGGTGAGATCGACGCTCTGTCGGTCTCACAGGTTCAGGACCTGAAGTGGTCCGTAGTCTCAGTTCCGAACGGTGCCCAAGGTGCAGCCAAGGCCGTCCGCAAGCAACTGGAGTGGCTGGAGAAGTTCGAGAGCGTGATTTTCATGCTCGACAACGACGAGCCTGGGCGAGCCGCTGCCGCTGAGTGTGCGGAACTGCTCACACCGGGCAAGGCAAAGATCGCATCACTTCCGTTGAAGGATGCGAATGACATGCTCAAGGCAGGTCAAGGCGCTAAGATCATTGACGCGATCTGGTCTGCCAAGCCATTCCGCCCTGATGGTATCATTGCCGGTACTGATCTATGGGATGTGCTCATCGACGAGACCAACGAGAAAGGTCTCGACTACCCGTGGGAAGGAGTGAATAGATACGCACGCGGTATTCGCCAAGGTGAGATCAATCTGGTGGGGGCGGGGACAGGTGTGGGAAAAAGTGAGTGGGTCAGACAGATCGCTCACCATCTCCTCGCTAAGCAGAACGAAACAGTTGGGTACATCGCCCTCGAAGAGTCCAAGAAGCGAACAGCGCGAGGCATGGTTGGGCTCCACATTGGCAAGCGGATTCACCTGTCTCGCGAAGGTGTTTCGGATGAGGAACTCAAGCGTGGCTACGACGAAACGGTGGGATCTGGAAGGTTCTTCCTTTACGACCACTGGGGGAGCACTGCGTCTGACAACCTACTCAACAAAGTTCGCTACCTGGTTCGCGGTTGTGGATGTACAACGATTGTCCTCGACCATATCTCGATCGTGGTCTCGGGGATTGAAGATGGAGACGAACGGCGAATCATCGACAACACGATGACCCGCCTGCGATCACTGGTTGAAGAGACCAAGTGCCGCATGTTTGTCATCGCACACCTGAAGGCTATCGAAGGGACGCCGCACGAAGAAGGTGCTCGTGTCACCCTCGGTCACTTCCGTGGCTCCAAGTCCCTCACGCAACTCAGTGACATCGTCATCGGTCTGGAGCGTAACCAGCAGGACCCGGAGAAAGCCAAGTACACCACCGTCCGGTTCCTAAAGAACCGTCCGCTTGGTGAGAACGTCGGCGTTGCTGACATCCTCCAGTACGACACCAACACCGGACTTATGCATGCGGTTGATCCAAAAGTCGCCTGCGTGTTCGGTGAAGAAGACAACAAGGATTTCTGACACATTGAGACTACTGTTCGACATTGAGACCGATGGTCTCCTCGACTCTGTTACTAAAGTTCACTGCCTACATATCAAGAATCTGGACTCTGGCGAGGTGCATCGGTTCAACAGTCAAACACCTGATGGAATCCGCAGGGGTCTGGAGATGCTCGACAAGGCTACCCTCCTGGTCGGGCACAACATCATCGACTACGACCTTCCTGTCCTCCTCAAGATCTACAACTGGCAACCACGCATCGGCGTGACCATCGAGGACACGCTGGTCATCTCCCGGTTGATCTGGACCAACATCTCCGATCTCGACTGGGCTCGAAAAGACTTCCCAACCTCCCTCATCGGGCGGCACAGCCTGAAGGCTTGGGGTCACCGCCTGGGTGTCCGCAAGGGCACTTTCGGGGAGACCACCAACTGGGAGTTCTGGACACAGGAGATGGATGACTACTGTGCTCAGGATCTGGAAGTAAACCATGCATTGATCAACAAGATCGCCTCTCTGAACTACTCGGCATCTGCGATCGCGTTGGAGATTGAGTTCGCGACGATCATCTCGCGTATGTCCCGCCACGGATTCCGCTTCGACAGTCAGGCCGCTGGCAAGCTGCATGCGGTGCTCGTGGAGAAGCGGGATGATCTCGTGGCGAAACTGCGAGCCATCTTCCCGTCAACGTATCTGGAGATGAAGACTCCCGCGTACTGGATAGGGGAGAAGATCGTCAGTGTGTACGGATTTCCGACAGAGACTGAAGAGGTTAGGTATCCGACCAAGGGTGCAGCATCGAAGGCAGGTGCAAGAAACATCCGACGCGGTCCCAACACGGTCAAAGAGATCCCCTTCAACCCTGCCTCCCGTGACGAGATCGCCAACCGTCTGAAGGAACGCGGATGGGCTCCTACTGCGTTCACGGAGACAGGTAAGGCCGAAGTCAACGATGACATTCTCGAAGCCATTGGTACTCCTGAAGCCAAGATGCTGGCTGAGTACATGATGATAGACAAGCGTCTCGGTCAGCTTGCCAGCGGTAAGCAGTCGCTGATGTTTCACGACAAGCATGGACGCATCCACGGTCAGGTGAACACCAACGGTGCTGTGACTGGCCGCTGCACTCACTTCAACCCCAACGTGGCTCAGATCCCCCGAGTGGGAAACCCGTATGGGAAAGAGTTCCGCTCACTGTTCCGTGCAGACGAAGGCCACGTCCTGGTTGGCTCCGATGCTTCAGGTCTGGAGCTTCGCATGCTCGGCCACTTCCTGGCACGATTCGACGGCGGGGAATACGCAGACATCGTTGTCAACGGAGACGTTCACTCCAAGAACCGGGAACTGTTCGGATACCCCGCAGACAAACCCGGTGAGAAGATCGAACGCAACTACGCCAAGACCACGATCTACGCCATGATCTACGGCGGGGGTGACGAGAAGATAGGCTCCATCAGACCGATGACTCGCGAAGAGATCGAGCAGTATCTGGAAGATGAATCCGGCTGCAAGGCAGCAGCGAAACGTCTGATCAAGGATGATCGCGATCCTGACGACCGAACCATCGCCATGATGCTCAAGGGTGCAGACATCAAGCGGAGGTTCATGAAGAACCTTCCAGCCTACGAGTCTCTCATGGACAGCGTCAGGCTGGTCTGCTACCGCCACGATCCCTCTCTCCGGGGTGCGTGGAAGGCCAAGCTGGCTCAGGAAGCAGCGGATCGTCTGGAAGCGAAAGGCTTCCCCGTTCCCAAAGCTGTTGGCTACCTGCGTGGAGTTGACGGCAGGCGTCTGCACGTCCGATCTGATCACTCCGCTCTCAACACCCTACTGCAACACGCCGGTGCAATCGCAGTCAAGAAAGCTACCTGCATCTTCGTGCAACGCATGTGTGATATGGGCTACATCTTCGGAAAGGACTTCATGATCGTGGCCCATGTTCACGACGAGTGGCAGACAAGCTGCCGACCGGACATCGCTCAGTTGGTCGGAGAGACCGCTGTAGCGTCCATCAAGGAAGCAGGGGAGTTCTTCAAGTTCCGTGTCCCTCTGACTGGAGAGTTCTGCATTGGCTCGAACTGGGCAGAGACGCACTAAGCAGTCTCGACGATCCGCCGAGTGGCGAAGACGAAACCCAGAGCGGGAGATGTGGAACAAGGCAAGTGGGCGAGCAAAGCTAGACGGTGTTCCGTTCGATATTACTCCACAAGACATCGTCATTCCGAACACCTGCGAGGTCCTTGGTATTCCCATGTGGGTACAGAGGGGTAAGTCTGGCGATCACTCTCCAACTCTGGACCGCATCATTCCCCATCTTGGTTACGTCAAGGGAAACATTCGTGTCATCTCTGGTCGAGCCAACCGCATCAAGAGCGATGCCTCAGTCGACGAGCTTCGTAAGGTGATTAACTACATCGAAAGGAACAGTTGAGAACTCTACTCATTGACGGCGATCCCATAGCCTTCATCATCGCCTCCCGCTTCCAGAAGACCATCGACTGGGGTGACGGGGAAGAAGCACACAGCTTCGCAGACGAAGAGGCTGCAAAGGAAGCCTGTGAGATGTACCTGCGGAGACTGAAGGAAGATCTCTGTGCTGACAAAGCGATAGTCGCAATGTCAGACCCCAGTCGCCGATACTTCCGCCACGACGTATACCCGCAGTACAAGGCGCACCGAACACACGGTAAGCCCCCGGCAATCCTGCCGCAGATCAAGGACTTCCTTCGCACCGGCTGCTCCGAGTTCCCATCGAAGACCGTGACGAACCTGGAGGCTGACGATGTTCTGGGCATCCTTGCCACTCATCCGACTCTCGTGAAGGGTGAGAAGGTGATTGTGGCGATTGACAAGGATCTCATGCAGATCCCCGGCGATCACTACGATCCACTTAAGGACAGGCACTTCACGGTGTCTGGTTACGAGGGGGATTACTTCTTCCATCAACAGGTTTTGACTGGCGACACTTGTGACGGA